TAAGAAAAGCTATGATTGATCATGTAAGCATTATATGCTTTCTCATCTAGATCATCACGCATGATATTCTTTTTATTGTTAATCGCTTTCACGAACTCGAATGGATTCATTTGAAACTCTTTCTCTCAAATCAGAAGATGAAAATCTATGGTCACGTTTGTTGTAGTATAACTCAATTCCACGTTTTGCGCAAGTAGCACGTCCTGTAAACTTACCATTTTTATACTCTTCACCCAGAATACGAACATTAATCGGAAACATATTTAAAATATCTTCCAAGTCCTGTTCAGTCTGATAAGGAATAATCTCGTCAACATATTCAATAGCATTCAGTTGAATATATCGCTCTAGTAGAGTCTGAACAGGTTTATTCTTTTCTGGACGATCAATAGAGGGGTCAGTCTGCAGACCAACAAGCAGATAATCGCAGACACTCTTTGCTTCACGCAACATCATAACATGACCAGCATGAAGCAAATCAAAAGTGCTACAGGTAAATCCTACCCTCATTTAATCTCATCCAAATGCCCAATATATTGCTCAAGAATGCTTTGTGTAAAATCTTCTGTATTTACTCCACGATTAATATTCATAAGTCCATAGTAGAGTTGTGGAACAGTTCTATGCCCTCGATCCAGAACAATAAATGCTTTTGCAGCATCGTCTTCTTGAATGTTCTTCACATTGTATTTGTAACCCCATTCATTCAACTTTGCTTTCATCATATCGCAGTACATACAGTTGGGTTGTGTGTAAAGAGTTAATTCGTGCTTCATTTCCATTCTACCTCCGCCATTAGTTCTGTTAGACAAGCAACGACATTTAGTTCATGATCTGCAACAAAAGCATTCTTGAATTGATAGTCTGCTAGGATAAGCACAGCACGGGGAATGCTATTTGGTTGAATAGTCTCTGTCATTGAATCGTAAATACTCCGGAAAATACCAGAGGTGTCTGTATCTATATTATTCGTTACCCAACTTCTCATCTTCTTGAAGTCTTTTGCTTTAAGATATCCAATGAGGTCATTAACAGAATTATTGGAGAGAAGACTAAGAATACCAGTATCAATAGTGCCAGACAGAGAGTAGCGCTGACACTCATTAATAACCCGACGCCAATCAGGCGCAAAACGAATAATAAGTTCAGCAAGAACCTTCTTATCATAAGTAATATCCTCCTGATCGAGAATCCAAGTAAGACGTTTCATAAACTGAGCAGAAAGTTCTGCCATAGTCTTCTTGTTTGTATTAAATTCATATACACCACATCGTGAGTGCAGCGGTTCAATAATACGATTCTTAAAGTTACAGGTCAGAATAAATCGACAGTTGTTAGCAAACTCCTCGATAAACCCACGCAGAGCAGGTTGGAAAGACTGTGCATTGAGGTAGTCTGCCTCATCTAGAATAACAACTTTATATCCTCCCTGTAGAGATACAGTAGAAGCAAACTGCTTAATCTTATTACGGAGTGTGTCGATATTACCTTCTTCAGACCCGTTAATCAGAATCCAATCTAGGTCTAGTTCATTACAGATCGCCTTTGCTGCTGTAGTCTTACCAAGACCAGCAGTACCTGTAAACAACATATTAGGAATTTCACCACCATCAACAATCTGTTGAAAGGTGTCTTTGAGAGATTGAGGTAAAATACAATCGCTTATAGTCTTGGGTCGATATTTTTCAACGAACAAAAAATCGCTCATCATACTTCCTTATTAGAGTGAGGAAAATCATTATATAGGGAAAAGAAATGGGGGTCAAGCCCCCATTTTATAATTAAATGCTTTCTCGTTCAGCAGTGAGACCTTTGACATATGTAAAGGAGCAACCCTGCAGGAAGTAAGAGGTATGCTCTAGGATATCATCTAGGTCTTCATCATCTGCACGGAAGGTAGAGGACACATCATTTACACAATCATGGTTTTCATACCGACGCATTGTCAGCGTGTATTCGACATAATTGCCGGAATCTTCATCATCATAACGTCCCATTACACTATTCCTCTTCTTCAGCTTCAGCAGCTTCTTGTTGGCGTTCTTCAGTCTGTTGAATCAGTTGTACACACTGATCACGCAGACCACCTACAGTAGAAAGTTCCTCGCCTTTAAAGGCACCACGCTGAACAATCGCATCAATAATAGCGATAGACGAACGTGAGACTTTCAAACTCAAATCATAAAATTCAGAGTCATTCATTAGAAATATTTCCTTTTTTAGTTTTTCTCGAGAGCAACCCAATATTCAAGCTGCTGACTAACGTTAGTAAACTTACTAATAAGTTTAGACGAAACCTCTACGGTGTAGTCACCGGGAAGAAGTTTCAGATTATCAATATTGATACTCAGACGAACATTTGCAGGAATATCTCCCTGCCATGAACCGTCGACTTCAATGGTATACTCATTAGAAGTCATGTTCTTAGGATCAACAATTGATAGAGTGACCGAGTCATTTTCCGTACTGCCGATGATCATGCTTTTATGACCCAGAGCAGAAGATGCTTTACGGAGTTGACTCAGAATATCTTGAGTAAGATTGAATGTGACTTCAGGTTCTGGAATCTGCAAATCCTTCACAGGAGGATTAGTCAACATTTCAATATCAGAGTAAAAGTAGTTGATAGAGGAGGTGCCGTTAGCAATCACCATATGATTGTCTTGATAAGATACGTTACCGTCTTCAATCAGATTGAATGCGCTCATAAACTCATTCACATCATAAATACCAAAATCCTGCGGAAACTCTTCATCAAGAGTCGCCTTAGCAAGAACGTTCTTAGCATCTGCTACAGTGCGAAGAACATTGCCTTGACGAAACACAAGGTTCTGGTTAATTGTTCCGAAGTTTTTAATAACTTCCATAGTATTATTCAACATCAAAGTTTTCCTCATCTAGATCATGAACATGGAGTGCCATAATGGCATAGTGTGCAATTTTCATCAAGTCGTCACGATTGCGACCATTCTTCTTTCCGTAACGTTGTGCATACTTCATTACGTTTCCGAGACAGAAACCCATCCCGTGACCAGAATCAATAATGAACTCAGTAGCCTGAAACTTCTGCTTCGAGTAGTGCCCTTTGTATGTGGACTGAATATACTCGTTAATCTCACTAAGGATACGATCTTCACTGTATTTCATAACAAACCTTTATAGTGTCAAAGTTAGAAGTGTATAATACCTCATACTTAGTATATTGTCAAGAACTTTTTTACCGCATTTTGCTAAAGTTTTTGTCTTTATAGAATTCCATCTTGGACTTAAATCGACCATCCAGAATTTCACCCTTATGTGAAATGACAAATACATTAGTGTCTGCACCCAGAGTATGAATAATCTTAAACAGATTTTCAACACCATCATTATCTAGACTAGAATCAAAAGTCTCATCTAGAATCAGCAGATTAGTCGCTACAGAGTTTTTCATCTTAGCAATCTGCCGCCATGTAAACAGCAGCGCCAAATCAATACGTTGCTTCTCACCCTCACTGAAAGAATCGTAAGAGAAGTTATCACGGTGGCGTGAACGAATAGTCTCAGAGAAACTTTCATTTAATTCAAAATGAACAAAGAAGTCTAGCGTCTGTAGATATTGATTGACCAGTTTATTCATAACAGGCAAATACTGACGAATAATCTTAGTTTTAATACCAGTATCTTTCAGCATCTCTGCAATCACACTGCTGTAGTCATACTCTTCAGACAACTCTAGTTTCTGAGTGAGAAGATCATCTTTCTCATCAATATAGTCTTCAAGGTCTTTATTCGCCTGTTTAATATTCTCTTTACTGTCAGAGGTATCTGTGATCTCTTGCTCTAGTTTCTGAATCAATCTACGAGACATACTAATCTTAGTATTGTTATCTCTCAGAGTAGCATTCAATTCCATAGATTTTTTATTCTGCTCCTGCAGATCATCTACCAGTTCTTTACCAGTAGATAAACTTTCTTCTACCGCCTGAAACGCCTTCTGGATTTCCTTCGCTTTCTTTGCGATATCTTGAGACTTCTGTTTTTTAATAGTCTCGTCAATCTCTTGCGTACAAGTCGGGCAAACGTCATTTTCTTGAAAGAACTTATCTTCTTTAACAAGTTTCTTCATCTCCGATTGATGATATGCTTTTAGCATACGGTTGTCTTGAAAAGTGCTACCAGCTTGTTCTAATCGTTCTGCGACCTGATCATACTTTGCCGCAAGAGTTTCTTGTATTTCTTCATTTTCAAGCTCGATCTGCTCAATTGTATTCTCCTGCGCCTTGATTTCGGTTTGTTTCTCATAGATTTTTTCCTCATTAAGATTTTTAATATCATTAATGTATTTTCTCTGAACTTCAATTTTATTCTTGACAATATCAACTTGATGCACAGCATCACGAATCTTATCTTTCAGATTAGCAATATTGTCTTTCAGAACAGTATTCATCTTAGAAAAGATATTAATGTCGAGTAAGTCTTCAATCACTTCCCGGCGGTGTGCTGCGGTCAATTGCATAAACGGAATAAAGGAAGATGAACCTAAGACTACAATCTGGTGAAATGATTTATGATTCAGTTTAAGAATGTTCTGTTCAAGCATCTTCTGAAACTCTTTAGCATGGGAGGACTCGTTGATAACCTGCCCATTCTTATAGATTTCAAAGATATTAGGTTTAATTCCTCGGATTACTTTATACCCGTTAGGACCGACCGAGAACTCTACCTCCACAACGCAATCCTTACTATTAATAGTATTAATCAGTTGCGGTTTATTGATGTTTCGATACGGTTTACCAAATAGACCGAACGATAGTGCATCCAACATAGTAGATTTACCAGCACCATTTGCACCTACGATCAGAGTAGTAGGTGATTTATTCAAATCAATTTTTGTGAATGTGTTGCCAGTCGAAAGGAAGTTTTTAAACTGGACAGAATGGAAATGTATGATAGGTCTCTCCTGATCACTCAAACATAATATAGAATATTATATAGCATTTTGGAATGGCTGTCAATACCAAATATATAAATAACTGGTTACGAAAATTAAAACGGAGGATATTATGGACATCATTACTAGTGTTAAGGGTTGGGTCAGTCGTCTTGCTGAACTCGGCGTAAGTTTGCTCGCCCTTACAATCGTAGCAGAACTTCTTGGTCTTGGAGAAGTTCCGTTTATGCCAGAAGGCATTAGTGTAATTGACAACGTCACTGGCGTTGTAGATTCCCTTGGTTCTAGCGGTCTTGTAGGACTGTTGGCTGTTTGGGTTCTCTGGATGATCTGGAAGAACAAGTAATAGAATCAGGGGGAGTTTTATTGCTCCCCCTTTTTTATTTCTTTCCTGGCTGATTACACTCTATCATCATAACTTGATAGTCATCAGTAGGATTTAACTTTTTTAATCTCTTCATCTCATCCATAGCATCGAAGTAAGGAAGTCTGGCAGACACCGTTTGAGGTGGTGCCCACCAGTCCTTCGTATTATCGTAGTGGATGACTACGTAGAGATTGATTAGTTCGGCAGTGATGCTTCAATACCTTCCACATACCATCCCATAGAAAGCAAAGTTGGCCAGTCGTCCAGATGTTCTGCACCAGCAGCACATTCTTCAGGGACAGAACCGTCTTGCTTCAGTAGACCTTCACATGGGAATGCATGGCGTTCACCATTAGCAAGTGATGCTTCCAGTGCTTTAGCGGCCTCTACAAGTTCCTCACCCATAGCAGCAACATTGTAGCTTTCAAGAGCAACCATGCCTACTTCGCCACCTTTACCGTCTTTAGTGAATCCCCACCAAGTGTCGCCACCAGTCCAAGTGCCGTCCATTACCTGACCAACACGGTCAACGTAGTAGGAATCCCAATCATCTACAATAGAAACGAGGTGTGCATTAGGACCAAAGCGGGACATATTAGATGCTTGACCGAAAGCATACACACCATTCTTTTCTGCGATTTGTACAGGTGCAGGAGAGTCGGTATGCTGTACGATAATGTCTGCACCTTCATCAATCAGCGCCTGTGCAGCTGCTGCTTCTTTTGCAGGATCAAACCAAGTGTAGAGCCAAATAATTTCTACTTCAATATCTGGATTATGCTTTTGTGCTTCCAGCATGAATGCGTTAATACCACGCACTACTTCTGGAATAGGGAATGATGCAATATAACCAACTTTATTGGTTTCGGTCATATTGGCAGCGATCAGTCCTTGTACTACACGACCTTCATAGAAGCGTGCAGAAAAGGTTGCCATATTTTCAGTATCACGAACATATCCAGTAGCATGTTCAAATGCTACGTCTGGGTAGTTAGCAGCAACAGCATTCGTTGCGTCCATATAACCGAAAGAGGTAGTAAAGATAATATCGTGACCAGTTTCAGCAAGCTGAGTAATTGCCTCGACTGCTTCTGGTCCTTCTGGTACCATTTCCAGATAGGTAGTAGATACGTCTGGTCCATATGCTTCTTCTACAGCAAGACGACCAACGTCATGACGGTAAGTCCATCCAAGGTCACCAATTGGACCTACGTAGATAAAACCTACTTTGGTTTCAGCAAAGGCAGCAGTTGCAGTTGCTAGGGAGAGGGCGAGAGATGCAAAGATTTTCTTTAGCATGGTTTGCAGTTTCCTTGTTTTAATATAAAAATAAAAAAGGGGACCGAAGCCCCCTTACACTAAACCTCTATTGAGGTTGCAGGAATGAGTGGATAAGAACCACAATGGCTACTGAGGCGGCAAGTCCGATCATCATCTTAAAGAAGTCCTTACCGACAAGTGGGAAGACCGTCTTGAACTTACGCTTCTGAGTGAATGTGGCGATAGCCAGCTCACGTCCTGTCAGGAGACCAATGAACACCCAAGTTGTGGACATTGGAATATCGTTCACTT